GCAAACCACAAACGAATATGTAAAGGAGTGATAATATGGGTGGAAACTGGACCAGTCAAAATAAAATATTGCCTGGTGCTTATATAAACTTCCTGACTAATGCCCCTCTCTCAATTACAGTTGGTGATAGGGGTATTGTTGCTTTACTGCAAGAAATGAGCGTAGGCACCAAGGGAGAAATGTATCGTATAACGGCCTTGGACCAGAGCGAATGGCCGGAAGGCGTGACTGCAGAGGATAAACTGCTGGCAAATGAAGCTTTGAAAGGTGCCCAAACAGTGCTGGTGTATAACCTGGGCGCAGATCACGTTGCAGACGATGTAGAGGACGCCTTAGAAGCCCTGCAAACTGAGGCATTTAACGTGCTCTGTTACCCGTATGATGGTGATGGCTCTGCTACGATTAAGTCTGCTATCCAGACTTGGGTTGAGGCTATGCGCGATGATGAGGGCGTCAAAATCCAGGCGGTGCTGGCCAACCATAAGGCTGACAGTGAGGCCATTATTAACGTTACCCAAGGTGTGAAACTCGTAGACGGAACAGTATTAACGCCAGCTCAAACTACTGCTTGGGTGGCAGGTGTAACAGCGGGGGCTAACATCAATCAGTCAAATACAGGCAGAAAATACGTAGGAGCTGTAGACGTTGTGCCCAGAATGACAAAATCAGAGATGGAAGCAGCTATTCAAAACGGGGAATTTATCTTCAAAGTGGATACGGCACAAAATGTAACTGCAGTATACGACATAAATTCTTTGACTAGCATTACACCAGAAAAAGGCAAGCAGTTTACTAAAAATAGGCTAATCAGGACCATAGATGGCATAAACAACGATATAACGACCATTTTTGAGAGCAACTATGTCGGTAAGGTCGACAACAATCCTGATGGCCGATCACTGCTGCGAGCAACTCTGATTGAGTATTTCAATGAACTTCAAAGACTGAACGCTATTCAAAATTTTGCTCCTGAAGATGTAACAGTATCACCCGGAAACGATAGCGATGCAGTAGTTATTGATTGCTATATCCAGCCGGTTGATTCGGTAGAAAAAATCTACATCACAGTGAACCTGTCGTAAAGGAGGGGGTAAGGCATGGCTGAAAATTATACTAGATTAGCAGATACTATCTCCTCACACGAGGGGAAGGCGTATATCACCATAAACGGGCAAAATAGAGAGTTATTTGAAATATCTTCTTTGACTGCCCAGATCGACCTGATTATTCAAGAGCGCAGAATGTTAGGGCATCGAATGACTCAGCACAAAGTAGTTGGTGCAACAGGGACAGGCTCAATGACAATGTATTTCATGAACAGCGAAATGTTGAAACAGGCAATTGACTATATACGCTCTGGTCAATTCAGAGGCTTCAAATTGCAGGTGAAGAACGAAGATCCGGCAAGCACCATCGGCAAACAAGAAGTAGTACTATTAAACGTTATTCCTGCTTCTATTCCTGTATCCATAATTGATGATCAATCGGATGATCCAATCACATTCGATACTGACTTTACTTTTGATGATATTGAGAACCTCGAAAGCTTCAAACTGCCGGAAAATTATAGGTAACTGATGGAAAAATCCCCCTTGTAAATACAAATTAGGTTTATTAGAATGTAAGTGACAGAAAATTATTTACAAGGGGGATTCGCGGCTATGGTTAATATGGTTATTGCGGGTGATTATAATGGTGCAGGCATTGCCGTTGGCTTTAACTCTATAACAATTTGTAAAGGACTTAAACGTATAAAACTTACGAAAGATATGGTGGAATCGTACGAAGTGGTAACTGAAGAACATAGAAAAAGTGCCACAAGCGGTATTACGAGAGGTTTAATCGGTGGTGCACTATTAGGTGGTGTTGGAGCCATAGCCGGTGCGATGTCAGCGAGAACAAAAGGAACGTATCAGGTAGCCATACAATTTAAAGATGGCAAAAGGAGTTTACTTCAGTTAGATGATAATGCCTATAAAACATTAGTAAAGATCTTATTTTAGCACTTGCACTAGCAGGTGCTTTTTTATTGCTGAAAGGAGAGGAAATTATGAGTTCACTTAAAGCATTTCTAAATCCTATTAAAGTTGAAAATAAAGAGGTTATTATTTCTGACAGATTCCAAGAAGATGGGAAACCAGTTCCTTTTATAATTAGGCCTATAACGCAAAAAGAAAGTGAACAACTTATCAAGAAATATACCAAAAGAGATAAAAAAGGGGATGAAACTTTTGATAGGACTGGTTATATTCATGAACTCGTAGCAACTGCGGTTGTATTCCCTGATTTAAAAAACGCTGAGTTACAAAAACATTATGGAGTATTGGGAGAAGTCGAACTGCTCAAGACAATGTTGCTAGTTGGAGAATTTGCCATTTTAGCTCAAGCTGTTCAAGAGCTTTCGGGTTTGGACGTTGACATAAATGAGGAGATAGAAGAAGTAAAAAACGGATAAAGCAAGGCGATGCTGAGTTCGTTCTTGCTCACTTCGCCTTACAAAAACTTCGTATTTTGCCTTCAACTTTAGCCAAAATGGATGTTAGAGAGAAGGCATTTGTTTATGCTAGCATTCAGTTACGAATAGAGGATGAAAAAAGAGAAACAAGTAAGTTAAGAGCAGTAAGGAGAATTCGCCCAAGAAGGAGGCGTAGATAATGGCTACTCTTGAAGCTATGTTTAGACTTTATGATGGCTATTCTAATAAAATATTTAAAATAATGAAGGCTACAGATAGAGCAACATCGGCAATACTAAAAGCCAGCGGTGCAGCAGATAAGTTTAATAAAAGTACTGAGGCAACTGGAGCCAGTGCAATTATAGCGAGTAACGGATTATCTAAACTTATCGGCCGGGCATTAACTCTCGCTGGAATAATAAAAGGCATGAGCTTGGTAGATGAATTTACAAATACCGCTGCAAGGCTGGATCTAATCAATGATAAAATGCAGACGCAGGCAGAACTGCAGCAGAAAATTTTTGCTGCAGCCGATAGGGCACGTGGATCTTACGCTAATATGGCAGACGCAATAGCAAGAATGGGCTTGTTGGCCAGCGATGCTTTTGCCTCAAATGATGAGTTAATAGCATTTACAGAATTAGTACAAAAAACCTTTAAAATAGGTAGAGCAAGTGCATCAATGCAAGCATCGGCAATGCTTCAATTATCGCAAGCAATGGCTTCTGGCAGGCTGCAAGGTGATGAGCTTGTCTCTATCATGGAAAATGCGACGATGGTATATGAGGCAATAGCAAAATATTTAGGTAAAACCAAAGGTGAGCTAAAAGAATTAGCTGCTGAAGGGTTAATTACCTCTGACATCATAAAGAATGCTGTATTTATGGCTGCCGATGATATAAATAGGAAATTTGAAAAAATGCCGATGACATTCGGAGATATATGGAATAAAATCAAAAACGGAGCAACTAGAGCTTTTTCAAGCGTTATGGAAGATGTAAACATGTTAATTAACACCGAAGGAATTGAAAGGGCTCTCGATGTTATTACGGGAGGTTTCGTGCTTGCAGCAAATGCGGCTAGTTGGCTTATAGATACTATAGTCACATTCTGGGATATCATTGAACCGATTCTATTGACACTTGGCGGTATTTACTTGGCACTTATAATCAAAAAACTTTGGGCTATGATACCACCTCTATATGCTCAGGCGGCAGCATGGCTTGCTATTCACTGGCCTATATTGCTAATTGGCGCTGCGATCGGCTTATTGGTCTATTCAATGGTCAAATTTGGCGATATTACATCAAAAGTGTTCGGCTATATTGGCGGCGGTATAGGAGTTTTATTAGCCTTAATTAATAATCTATTTGCATCAGTTATCAATAGTATCCTTCATCTCTATGATTTCGTGGTCAACATTATAATTTCAATGGTTAATGATGCTCTTGGGTTTGTAAACTTATTGATATCTGCAGTAAATAAGATCCCAGGAGTTGACATTGGGCCTATAGGAAAACTGGAATATATAAATACACATAAGTTTGAATATGCAGATATAAAAACAGCTTGGAGCCAAGGACAAAAAATTGGTCAAGCTTTTGGCGGTTCCCTTAGCGCGTTAGGTGACAAGCTAACCGGATTAATGCCTACTTATGGTATGGACTTTGATTTGAGCAAATTCGGTTCAAGCAACAATCCTCTATATGTTACCTCTAAAGATAAGCTCAAGGTAAACATGACAGATGAAGACTTGAAATATTTAAGGGATATTGCACAAAGAGAATACATCAATAAATTCACAACTGCGACATTGGCACCTAATATAACTGTTAAATTCGGAGATGTGCACCAAGAAGCGGACGCTAACAAATTATATGGGCGAGTTAGAAAGATTCTTCAGGAAGAAATAGCCATGGCGGCAGAGGGGAGTTATGCATGATGAGTTATGCGGTGTTTTTTGACAAAGACAATGCTACCTATAGGCTCCCTGTCAATCCAGAACAAATTGAAAAATCTAGTGTGCAGGCCATTCAAAAGTTTGAGATACTGAAACTCGGCCAAATTGCCATACCTACTCATATGGAACTGGCCGAGTATTCTTTTGAGTGCGAATTGCCTCATAGAGCATTGCACTATGTTGAAACATCTGGTCTCTTTCTTGATGCAGATTTTTACCTTAGGCTATTTGAGCAGTGGAGACAAGAAAAAGCCCCGGTGCGGTTTATCGCTAGTAATGGCATTGGTGACGACATAAATACCCTGGTGCTTATTGAGGAACTAACCATCACTGAAAGGGCTGGGGAGGAAGGGGACAAATATGTTTCCTTCCGGCTCCTGGAATACCGGGAGTTTGGCAAAAAAGCTGTTGTAGTGACAACACCAACACCTGCTGGAACAGTAATGGCAGTGGCAAAAAAGGAAGAACCGGCTCCTCCAGTAAATCCCAAGAGCAATGGAACCCATGTTGTACAACCAGGAGACACTCTTTGGGCTATAGCAAAGAAATATTATGGTAATGGGAATCAATATCCTAAAATAGTAAACGCAAATAAAGACAAGATAAAGAATCCTAATCTTATCTATCCCGGGCAGAAGTTGGTGATACCAGCATGATGGAATTTATAGTGAAAGTCGATGGTGTTGACTATGAGATAAGCGAGCTTGTTAAATCCGTTTCATATACAGATAAACTTAATGACGGATGCAGCAAGCTTGAATTTACTTTTGTTGATGATGATTTGCAAATACAAAATGCCAGCGTAGTGCGGTTCAGATACAATGATGCGAATATCTTTTATGGCTACGTCTTTAAGCATAGTAAAAATAAAGCTAAAGAGATAACCGTAACAGCTTATGACCAACTCAGGTATTGCAAGGCCAAAGATACCATTATTGTCGATGGCGACACTATCACAACCTTAGCTACCAAGATGTGCAATTATTTCAATCTAAAAAAAGGAGTTTTGACAGATACAAGATATAAACTGCCGGCGAAAGTGCAGGATGACAAAACCTGGTTGGATATTATCTACACAGCCATTGATGATACATTAACGAATACAGGCAGATGGTATTGTTTGAGGGATGAATTTGGCTATATAGCAATTAGAGATTTGCAGGAATTGCAGCTTGACCTAATCCTGGGCGATGAGAGTCTGGCATATGACTTTGAATATGAGAAGTCTATTGATGATAATTTTTACAACTATATAAAGATAGTCTCTGACAATGAGACCACGGGCAAGAGGGTCGTCTATATCACCAAGGACAGCAACTCAATTGCAAAATACGGATTGCTGCAATACTTTGAAGTGCTGGACAAGAATTATAATCCATCACAGGCTAAGGCAAAAGCTGACGCTCTTATACAACTCTATAATAGGGAAGTTGAATCTTTAGAATTGTCGTGCCTTGGAGATGTAAGAGTAAGGGCAGGAAGTAGCTTTTTTGGGCAGATCGAGGATATAGAGTTGAACAAGCGCCTAATCGTGAAATCGGTAACTCATGAATTTATTCCTGTTCACACTATGAAGCTGGAGGTGATGCTATGATAAATGAAATCAAAAAAATAATTCAAAACTACCTTGACAACGTCAAACTGTGCCAGCTTATGGTGGGAACAGTCGTAAGCGATGGTATCAAAATAAGCGATAAGCTCACAATACCGAATAAGTTTATAGTTGGTAACCTCAAGAAGAATCTAATTGTTGGCCAAAAAGTGAGGCTCCTACGAAACCATGGTGGCCAGCAGTTTTACATCCTGGAGGTGATCTCCGATTGATACCACAGAATAATAGTATCGATGTTGAACTAACCACTGAAGAAACTATAGAAACTAGCCGAACCTACAAAATAACCGGCAACAGAATCCAAGGTTACACTGATGGCCTTGAAGCACTAAAGCAAGCTATATATAAGATGCTAAATACCGAAAGGTATGAGTATCCAATATATAGCTTTAACTATGGGATTGAGTTGGAAAATATGATTGGGAAAGATCCTATCTATGTCCAAATTGAGCTAAAAAGGCGGATTCGGGAATGCCTCCTGAAGGACGATAGAATTACAGAGGTCAATAACTTTCAATTTGAGGTTAATGGGGATGAAATAAAATGCACGTTCGATGTTCATAGCATATATGGAGATATTACTGCCTCCAGGGAGGTGAGCATTTAGTGTGGGAAGATATGACTTTTGAAAATATTATGGCTGATATGCTCTCTCGAGTGCCAAATGACGTGGATAAACGTGAAGGCTCAATCATATACGATGCACTGGCTCCAGCAGCTTTTAAGCTGGCCGAGATGTATTTTCAGCTTCGGAATTTTGTTGACCTGTTCTTTGCCGATACCGCAGTTGGTGAATTTCTTTCTCGTAGAACTGCTGAACTTGGTGTAATGAGGCGCCAAGCTACTAAGGCTATACGAAAGATAGTCACAACAGGCCCTGTCGACATTGGCACAAGATGGGGGCTTGAAGATACAACGTACGTCATCATAGAAAAAGTCACTGACACAGAATATAAGGCCGAATGTGAGCAACTAGGAAGCATCGGAAACGCATATTCAGGCACCTTAGACAACATCGACAACATTTCCGGTGTAACCGCTGAATTAACCGATATTCTCATCCCGGGGGAGGACGAAGAAACAGACGAAAGCCT